TCCATATTACCAACCCATTATTGTGTTTACAAAACGTTTTTGTTCTTTACTATCGGATTCCCAATTTTTCCAGAACTCAACATCTCGCTCGTGTATTTCTACTCGTATTTCAGAATCTAAATCACGAAGTTGATCTTCACTTAGGTTCTTTAGGTTAGCTTTTATGTGAGCTACAACACATTCAAGAGGTGTACTCATTAGGCACTCCTGTTAGGGTTGTAGGACATTAGTAGACCATCTGATGTGATCCAATATGGTTTATGGTTTATGTAACCATAGAAATAGACTGTTGTGTTCATAATAAACTCCTTTCTGAACTGGTTGAGTCTAAAAAAATAAGGATACCCTTTCGAGTACCCTTATCTTTATGTTATGTTAGAAGTCAACTGACGGATTAGTTGGCTTACTATCAACTATATCAAAGTCAATACTATCGAGTTCATATTTCTTGTACTCAATAACTTGTATTGCTTTAAGTATTGTTGACATCTTTCCATCTTTCTTACTGATGTATTGAAATACTTTGACATTGGCTTTAGTACCATTGCCCATTTCCATTATTTCAGTTTCATTCAATGCTTCACCTTTCATATCAATAACTATAGGTTTGTTAGACTTACCTTTAGCATTGAATTCTGGTGCTCTTACATTGATTGAGAGCATACCTTGTTCATCTGAAGCTCTTGCAGGTTGCCTTGAGAATTGCTGTAGTTCAGCCATTCTTGCAGCTGGGAAGTCAATCCTAGTATCGAATTGAACTGCACCGAATTGGTTAGCTTGAGCTTTAGATAACTTTGGATATGCTAACTGCACATCACGGATAATAATTGTTTGCATAATAAATTCCTTTCATTTATGCTGTTGTGGATACCTTGTGGTATCCTAAAAAAATAAGGACACCATTACAGTGTCCTTTATAGTTATATTTGCTTAGTACATTCAAAGTAGTCTTGATTACTTTCGATTTCACGATTCCATTGATATATTCGTTCTTCTCTCAGTATTCTAGCACTTTCAGTTAATGCACTACCCATTATTTTATTCTTCCAGTGTTCTACTAGATCTGTAGTATTCTTGAGTCCACCAAGTTCAGCTATAGTATTATTATCGAATGCATCCATTATAGTTTCTAGTTCGTCTGCATCGACATCATCTATAGCCTTGCTGATAGCTTCTTCGATATACATTAGTACATCTTTGTAGAAGTTGGGTCTGGCATTGTTGCATATAATAGCAACCTTAGTGTAGTTTGTAGTCATATTTACTCCTTTGACTAGGTTAGGCACTCATACTATTCACAGTATTCGTGCAGGTTTCCCCTCTCGTAAATGCCTTTTAAGTACACTTAAGAGGTATTTCGCAAAAGAGGTAAGGTTTTAGTACTCCTAAGAGGTACTAGGAGGTACTCAAGAGGTACTAGGAGGTACTCAAGAGGTACTAAGAGGTTCCTAGTAGGTTCTTTAAGTGTTGTTGTTTCCCCTTGTAAAAAAAATGCACCCTCAAGTTTCCTTGAAGGTGCACTTCGCATAGGTTGTTGTTTACTTCCAGTTAACGTTAGGAGTCCATCGACCTATGGATTGTGTGTTAGGGTTATTCCCTGAGTATCGTTGATCGACAATAACACCAGCACCACAACAATAACCTGAAGAAGGCTGTTGATTAGGTGCTACAGCTACATACAATTCTAACGATACAGCCTGTGTGATAGCACGAACCATAAATTCTAAGAAATGATTCATTTCATCATCAGTCATACACTTCACTCCATTGTACTCACCAATACAGATCCACTGAAATCCAGTTGAGTCATTAAAGGAAATGCTAGCATCTTTAAAAGCTGCTTCATTAAAAGATGTTGCAATTATACCTTCTGGAGATCGATATAACTCTCTCCTCCCTCCTTGCTTTCTAGCTATTTGAAATTGTTCGCTCCGAACTAGGATTGAACCCTTTAACAAATATTGTGAAGGGTAGGAGTGATCTCCTGGTTGTAATTGCTGACCGACAGCTTCAGCACTAGGCTGGTTAATAGGTGTAACCATGTTTGGTTCCATCCTTTCTGGGCATTGCCCATTACGGAGCCTACTTAAGTGTAGGATCTCCTAAAAAAATAAAGGAGACCATTACAGTCTCCTTCTTATTATTTTATTATTATTAACATTCTTACTCCAGCAATAAAGCTAGTTACTACAGCAAAGCTAAGAATTAAATAGTCAGGCTTTAAACCTTCGTAAACTATCCAATTTATTAGTATCATCGATGCCATAGTTGAACTAACTACGAGGAGTAATCCCCAAAATGAATTATATTGCATATTGTATTCTCCTTAATAAACATTTAAAGTGATAATAAGCTCCACCATGATAAGCAGTCTTATGTGCTATTACTTTCTGTCTACAGCTATAACACTTAATCATTTGCTGGTTATCATTAATAGAACCATTTAGTATACATTTATAAAACATAGCATATTCCTTTCTGTTAATTGCTACTAAAAAAAAGGAGAGCCCTAAAGCTCTCCAAGTTCAACATTAATATCATTCTTACCCTTCTTACGGATAATCTTATTTCTTTGTTTCTTAGCTAACTTAACTCTGTTAGGGAAACGTTGCTTATAAGATTTATCATAATCATCCCTGAATGTACCTCTTTCCCAAGGACTTATGAGAAAGTAAGTATATTGCATTTCAGATTTATTTACAGGTTTAGTCACGATATATCTCCATTTGTTGTTGATCTAAAAAAAATAAGGGAACCATTACAGTTCCCCTAAGTTTAATCACCTTTATACTTTCCATTAAATGAATAATGACGAAGTAAAGCCAAGGCATCCCTTATATCCATTTCAGATGAACGATAGGGAGCACCCCATACAGCTAAATATTTATTCATCCAAACCTCACTAATAGAACCACAGCACCTACCGAAAGGAGTAAGTACCCAGATTGAAAGTAAGATACGAGTTAAGAGTAAGTTCATAGCATTCTCCATTTGTTATTGCTAAAAAAAGAACCCTCCAAGCCGAAGCTCAGAGGGTCAAGTTTAAGGGAGGAAAAAGGGCGTTACAGCTGCCTCGAAAGAGAGAGGTCTTACGCCCAGCCCAAAAAAAAGCCCCCAGAAAGGGAGCAAGAGAGAGAGAAAACAGGGGGGACACAAAAGAGAGAAGGGGTACCCCACACCCCCCACATCTTTTTTATATATAAACAAAGGATAACACACCCTTATAGGAAAATTTGAGGACAATCAAATGGATAACAAAAGAAAACTAGAATTAGCTAAAGAGGCTTACAAAAGAAAAAAGACTATTGCTTATAAAAAAGATTTTGAGTTATTTGCAAAAGAACAGTTGTCTATTATTACTAAGAACGCAAGCGAAGGATTTGTCCCTTTTACTTTTAATGAAGCACAAAAGTCTATAAATGAACAACTTGAAACACAAAGAAAGAAAACAGGAAAGGTAAGAGCCATTGTCTTAAAAGCAAGGCAACAAGGAATAAGTACATATTGTGCTGCTAGAGTGTTTTGGAAAACATTTTATACTCCTTTTACTAGGTCTGTTGTGATGGCTCATGACAGTGCAACCAGTGATGCTTTGTTTAATATGTCTAGAAATATAATTGACAATATGGAAGAGCCACCACAGCTACAAAAAAGTAATGCAAAGGAGATATTATTTGAACATAACAAATCAGGCTACAGACTTTATACAGCTGGTTCGAAAGAAGCTGGGAGAGGAACAACTCCAACGATTGCTCACCTATCGGAAGTTGCATTTTGGCAATTCGATGAGCAAATACTGGCAGGACTTTTCCAAGGAATTAGCCAAGAATCAGAAACAGAAATTATATTAGAGAGTACAGCAAATGGTGCAAGTGGCGAATTCTACAGACTTTTTCAAGGAGCTGTTAGAGGTGAAAATGAATATATACCCATTTTTCTACCTTGGTTTATAACACCTGAATACAGACGTAAAGCTCCAGAAGGGTTTGAAACTACAGAATACGAAGAAGAATTAAAAGAAAATTATAATTTAGACAATGATCAACTCTATTGGAGAAGATTAAAAATAGGTGAGTCAGGGGAAAAGAAATTTGTTCAAGAATACCCTAGTACTTCTGAAGAAGCTTTTTTAGTCACAGGAAATAGTGTATTTGATCAAGAAACATTATTATCAATTAAAACTATTGTTCCAGATTATCTAAGAAGATATGATGAAAACAGCAGTTATTTTGAAGATCATAGAGAAGGTCACTTAGAAATTTGGAAACCACCTTCATTTGAAGATAAGTTTATAATAGGAGCAGACGTTGCCCTAGGTGTTGGTCAAGATTACAGTGCAGCAGTTGTATTTAATAAAGACAGAGAAATTTGTGCTCTTTTCAGAGATAATTATACAGATCCTAGTGTATTTGGAGATATTTTATTCTATCTTGGTAGATATTTTAACAATGCACTCCTTGCAGTAGAGTCAAATAGTCTTGGCATAGCCACACTAAATAGATTAAAACAAATGAATTATATTAACTTATACTATCAAACTAAAGCTGCAAGCTTATTAAATGAAGAAGGTCAAAAACCAGGATTCAGAACTACAGTCTCAACAAAACCTATGATAATAGGTAATCTTAAAAGAGCTATAGAAGATGAAGATGTGATGATTCCTTCAGAAACAATATTACAAGAATTAAAAACTTATGTCTCTTTTGACAATGGATCAACAGGAGCTATTGCTGGAAACTTCGATGATACAGTAATTGCACTTGCTATTGCATTAGAAGCATACAGAACACACCACGATAAACTAACGGATGATAGAGTATCTTGGAGAGAAAAAATAGGTCAAATACAGGAGGATGATACACAATGGCTATAAGCGAAAAGTCTTTAGAAAACCTTAAGACTATAAATTCTCCAGAAATGGCTGAAGAATATAGATTGAAAGGTCTTGAAGTAAGAAGAGCAAATAAAGAAAAAAGAGAACAGACTAAACAAACAATAAAAGCAATGCAAGATATGGGAGAGGATGCACCAGATGCAATCCAAGCACTTAACTATGTTTTAGTACAGGCTATGGAAGATAACGATCAAGATCAAATTATAAAAATTGCGTCCATATTAGCTGAGTATCAAGCTCCTAAATTGTCTAGACAAGATGTCACTACACAAAACTTAGATGTAAGTGACTTAACTGATGAAGAATTAGAGCAAGAGCTAAAGTCTTTTGCACTTAACTAATACCATTGTCCTCACTTTGTCTGGGCTGCAAAGGGTATAAAAAGCCCACTTAATGGAGGATATATGTTTATATTATATTATATAAAAGAAAAAATTAAAGGAGCATTTGAATGGCTAAAGATGACCTACAAAAAATTAACGTTCAAAAAAAGTTCCAAGTAGAAAGCGAATACGATGAATATGACTTAGAT